AGACTGATGCTCCTACAGATATTCACAACGATGGTTACTACGGTCGAGACAAATGGTTTGATAATGTTGAACTCAGCGAACTGAGAACAGCAGTAGGAAGTTTGGTTTAGGTTTTATTTCACAGGAGTTTGATTATGAGTGTTCCTTTTATGTGGGTTGACGGCAACTTAACGGTGATCTTAAAGAATAAGGCTCACCAAGTAATTCCAGATCATACTAATTACAAGCTGATTCTGGAAGCACTACCAACTGCAACAGAAGACGAGTTGCTAGAACTGGTAGACATTGAGAAAGCTGTTGCTAGTTTTAGTGACGGACAAGTATCAATCGTAAATGGTAAGGTGATGTTTGAGGGTGAAGAAGTTCACGGAAGCATCAGTAAGAGAATTATAGAATTTATGAGTAAGGGTTTGCCTTTTCAGCCTCTTGTAAAATTCTTGGAAAATCTTATGGAGAATCCAAGTATGCAGAGTCAGCAAGAACTGTATGATTTTTTGGAGCATGAGAATCTTCCTATCACTGAAGACGGATGTTTTCTTGCTTATAAGGCAGTCAGTAAAGACTTTAAAGATAAGTGGAGAGGAACATTCGACAACAGTGTCGGTCAAGTCTGCGAAATGCGTCGAGCAAAAGTAGATGACAACAGAAGCCAAGGATGTTCTGCTGGACTTCATGCTGGGGCATTAAACTATGTTGCAAATTATGGCAACGTAGATGCTGGTGATAACATCGTGATTGTTAAAATCAATCCTGAAGATGTTGTCAGTGTTCCTAGTGATTGCAACTGTGAAAAACTTCGCACTTGTAAATATGAAGTAGTCGGTCTTTATCAAGGTGAGTTGCCAAAGCCTCTATATAAGGCTGAGTTTGAGGCAGACTCTTATGTTGATGAAGATGAATACTCTACAGTTTATGATGAGTATGATGAAGACTATTGGGATCAGTTTGAAGAAGATGATGATGATGAATTTTAATAACTTGTCTTAGTAGGATTGCGGGGTATAATATAATTACCTATATGTATCCCGCAGTCCTTTAGGGGAAAAGTCATGTATGATTATAATAGTAAAGACCCCGAACATAATGATTATGACGACGATGAACACAAGAACTATCCTGAAGAATATAATGAATATGGCTATCCTAACAGTTTTAAAATTGATTGGGGTGCTTGGGAAAATTGGTTGTCAGAAACAATAAAAGATATTTATCAAACAAATGATAATACTTGGGTTATTAAATACAACACATCATTTGAAGACAAATCCAAAAAGTTTCCTGTGAGTGATTCGACTTCCAATGGTACATCAAAGGATCAATACTTTATGTACCTTGGGAGCAATCATTACTCAGAAGGTCTGTGGAAAACCAAATACTTTATAAACGACAAGATGGAACAAGCGTACAAGAATCATTTATCTGCAAATGCTGCACATGTTTTAAAACAACCAAATCATTATAGAGGTATGTTTGACATACTTAATTAAAGGTGTTAAGATGGGAAAAAAAGATGATTGGCTTCAAGTCAGCAACACTAAAAAGCTAATAAATTTCAGTAGAAAACTTGTCTACTATAATTTTGAAGACGAAACAGCATTGATGGATGATGTAACTTTTTTAGAAAAAATTGATAATATACAAAATGACTATGATTCCGAGATGGATACTCTGTTACCGTTTGATGAATGTGAAATAATTTTTACTTCTTTTACTTTCATAGACAATAATTCATTATATCTCACAGATGATGATTATGATACTTTCTTGATGCAACTGAATAGGAGAATGATCTCCAATATAATTCAAGGTTTGGTTAAAAAGGGAGTACTACATACTGCCTTTGATAATGAGAAGAACGATTTTATATTTTGGGTAAAAACAGAAGAAGAGATGGAAGAAGATGAAGAGTCAGAAACCGACTGAATATGATATTAGTTTTAAATATATCTGTGAAAATTGTGGTTGTTCTCACTGGTTGTTTTTAAGAGAAGCACAAGCAAAAGACTTTCAAATTATTTGCGAATGTTTAGAAGTTATTAAACCAGAAACCATATCTAATATAGATATAATTTATAGTCAAGACAAACCTCAAGTCATTAAGAATACTTTGTCTATTGACACTATCAAGCAATGTGTTAAAACTATGTGTAGTCTAGGATATGAAACTGCGGAAGCAGAAGATATGATTAGACAATCTTTTGATAAAATTAATTCGGATGACTGTTCTGAATTAGTTAAGTATGCCTTGAAGAATTTTGGAGCAATTTATGCACAATAGTATGAGACCAACATCATTTGATGAGATCATGGGTCAGGATGATGTTGTGAAGCGTCTGAGGATCATGACAAGCGGTTGTAAAAATTCAGGTCAAGTATTGCCTCATGTTTTAATAGACGGGCCTCCGGGCTTAGGTAAGACCACTATATCGAGCGCCATAGCTAATGAGATGGGTGTTAATCTCTACACGGTCAATGCAGCTAATGTTAGAAGTGTCAAAAATCTTATGCCTTACTTGATGGGTATAGAAGCAAATTCGGTTCTATTTATTGATGAGATTCACAGGCTTCCCAAACTAGTAGAAGAGTTTCTGTATCCTGTAATGGAAGATTATAAAATTAATATGCTGATAGAGAACAAACCAAATTCTATTGATCTTCCTGTGTTCACAATGGTTGGTGCTACAACTAGTGGTGGTAGTTTAAGTCAGCCGTTCTATGATCGCTTTACAATTAAAGAACATCTTTCTTTTTATAGTCCTGATGTCCTAGCCAAACTAGTCGGGTCGAATGCAGATAAGCTGGGATTAAATTTAAATGATGAAGAAATGTTTGAAATTGCTAAACGTAGTAAAGGCACTCCCAGGATTTTAAATGCTAGATTGCAATGGTATAAAAACTATCTAAATAGCTATCCAGAAGAAAAAGATGTAAATACTATCTTCAATAGTCAAGGGATTGATGACCACGGTTTTGATTGCAACGATATCAAATATATCAACGTGTTAAAAAACAACAGGTGTAACCCCCTAGGTTTAAAAAGCCTGTCTGGTATGACCGGCATAGCGATGGAAACGATAGAGAATAGCATCGAACCCTATATGGTTCGCATGGGATATGTAGTACGAACACAGAGAGGTAGGATACTCGGTAAAGTAAACTAAAAAGTGTATATAATAAAAAGGAGTTTATTATGAAAACACTATTATTGACAGCATTATGCTGTATATTAAGCATAAATTGCTATGCTAATCCACCAATTTTTAATTCTAATTATAATGATGCTGTAGCAGTATCAAAGGCATTAAATCAAGATTTGATACTAATTTTTACTGCCAGTTGGTGTGGGCCATGTAAAAATCTTAAAAAAGACTTAACCAAATACTCTGATCTATTTAAAGATACAACTATATGTATTATTGATATAGATAAAGACAGACAGCTTGCTGGTAAATATGGTGTAAGTAAAGTACCTTATTCTATATTCTTCAGTAAAGGTAAAAGAATAAAGTCTGTCGTGGGGTATTCTAATATGGACAAATTCAGAAAGTAATCATGGATGCCTTAACTATTATCCTGTGTTCTGTATTGATATGTACTTATATCTTAGTTTTTGCTTTGGGAGCAGGACTTGGTTATATATTTATACCAAGAAGTAGTCAAACAGATTTTGCTGCCCCCACAAGTTTTTTAAAAAATCAGGGTAAACCAAAACCTAAAAACAACTCAATAGAAATTGATGATACAAAAGTAGTCCTTAAAGTTGACACTGATGGACTAGAGAAAAAATTTGATAAAATAGCAGACTCTAAAAAAGTTAAAAGTGACATATCAAGTTCAGTAAATAAACTAAAAAGTATGAAAGGTAAATAATATGATTGGATTAGATGTAGGTACAAGTTTTATTATAGCCTCCTCCTATGAAGGTGATAATATTATATTTAAAGATTTTAGAGATGCTTTTTATGTAATTAAGCCAACCACTCCTATCGCAGCAAAGATGGTAGAGAAAGGCTTGAAAGGTAAAATATTTATTAAAGATACAGATGGATCATTCATAATACTCGGAAAAGATGCAATAGAAAAAGCAGTAGAAAGAAATGAAACTGCTCGTCGTCCTATGTATCGTGGAGTAGTGTCCGTCAAAGAAAAAAATGCAAAAAGAATATTAGCATATATATTGAAAGAAGTAGTAGGGAAAGCTAAGAAGTCAGGAGAAAAATTAGTATTCTGTGTACCTGCTCAACCTGTAGATCAAGAAGATGATGACTTTGATGTTGGCTACCATGAAGATGTAGTCAAAACTATTTTATCAGAAGTAGGATACGATGCTCGATCAGTCAATGAAGCTGAAGCATTATGTTATTCTGAATTAGAGGATAGTGATTATACTGGTATCGGTATTAGTTGTGGTGCTGGTATGACTAATGTTTGTGTTATGCTAAACGGCGAACCAACAGTAGTCTTTAGTACTACTAAGTCAGGTGATTGGGTAGATCGTATGAGTGCTGTAGCTACTGGAGAACCAGATAGTGTTGTGCAAGTAGAGAAGGAAGGTGGTAAGTTCAAGGTTGGAGAACCTAATGATAGTCCTGTTCTCAGTGCTGTATCATCCTATTATGAGAGATTGATAGAATATACAGCTAAACAATTATCTTCAGCATTATCTGGACATAAATCTTTGCCTAAATTTAAAGATAACATTAAAATTGTCGTTGCTGGAGGCACTTCTAAAGCAGATGGATATGTAGAAAAACTATATGAAAAATTATTAGAATCGGATTTCCCATTAGATATTGAAGTAGTCAAACATGCTGAAGACCCCTTGCATTCTGTCTCCAAAGGCTGTTTAATTGCAGCTAGTATTTTGGAATAGTATTAATAATCTGACAAGACGTTCCGTGGGCAATGGCCCGTACTCTTTTGGCAATTCCTAAGAGTGGTACTCAGGCTCCGGAGCGTTGTATTTTAGAAAGATAATTATGTGGCCGTTTAGTAAAAAAGTTAGATATGCAGTTAGATCACCGGGATGGTCTAGATTACGCAATGAACATATAGAAAAACAACCATACTGTCAAGCATGTGGCTCTAAAAAAAGACCGGAAGTACATCATATTGTGCCGGTTCACTTGGACCCCTCAAGAGAGTTAGATCCAGAGAATTTAATTACTTTATGTGATAAGTATTGTCATTTTATGTTTGGACACTTTATGAACTATAAAAGTTGGAACGTAAATGTAATAGAAGATTCTAAGGTGTATTATAATAAAGTAAAAAGAAAACCCTTCAAATGAAAGGGGTATTTAATGAAATACCTTATTTTATCACTTCTGTTGCTCATGCCTATTCAGGCTTATTGCGGAACTATCGACCCTACAGTTTCTGACGCTAAATATGTAGAATATGGTAAAAAATACGAGTGTGTGTTACCCATTGTAGGAGTAATGGGAGACTCAATGAATAGTCAGTTCAGAGCATCCTGTGTTATAATAGATGAATATCATATACTAACTGCTGCACATATTGTTCATAATACGATCACACAACATGTCCTGTATAAAAATAAAGCCTATCCTTGTTCTATAGTTGCTGTACATGGTAAGTATGATGATTCTAATATGGGCTATAATGATATAGCTGTCGCAAGATTAGCAAGGCCGATAAAGTTAGATTATTATCCAAAATTGTATACTGATAAAAACGAAACAGATAAAGTTTGTGGTCTATCTGGCTGGGGACATCATGGAAATTTTAATAGTGGATGGATA